GAATCCATTGCATTGTATTTCATTAAATCGTAAATATCCACTTTATCTATATTATTGAAAGCATTTGCTCCATGTAATTCTTCATCTTCTGGTTTTGACTCTAAGTATTTATCAATATCCTTATCATATCCTATAATACCTAATGTGGTATAAAGCAAATATTTCAATCCTACTTTTTTATTATTGTTAAGAATATGTGCTGCAAGTAAAGTATCCCATTTGATATTTTTTGGCCAATATCCTAATAATACTTTTGTCCAAATCCGTTCGAATTTTGCATTATGTGCTATCTTTTGTGTTTTACTTAATAAAAATCCTTTCCACTCATTCCTAAAATCATCATCATCAAAAAATGGAAATGAATAACCAAATACCCCATCAGAAATAGAAGCACATACAATTCTATGGCCTTTCCTATAAGGTTTCTTACCTGTAGTCTCATAATCAAATGCTACTATAGGTACTTCTCTCATCTTATGAATTATATCAATAGCTTCTTCCATTTTGTCTATTACAATACAATCACTTAAATAATTACTTGTATAAAAAGGTTCTTCTGCTAATTTTACTGCTTCTCTTATATTGTTTATAAACTGTTTCTTTACTACACTATTTTCACTGCCATCTTCATTCCTTATAATATAAGATGGATGCCATGTAGGACATATCCAGCATTTATAATCTTGGTCTGGTATAATACAACCAGCCCAATCAGTCATAGACAAACCTTTTATTCTTCCTGTTATTTTATCCCCTACAAGGGATATCATTGCAGTATACCCCATAGGGATTATTACCTTTGGTTTATATTTATCTATAACTTCTTTTACTCTATTTCTACAAGCATTTATTTGTAATATACTTGGTGTTTTATTGTTTTGTGGCCTACAGGATATTGCATTTGTCTTCCAAAAATCTCTATCCAAATCTAAATCCATAAGATGTAACACTTCCCTAAGTAATCTACCAGACCTTCCTACTAACTGTGTTCCTTGTAAATCTTCTTCAGCTCCTGGAGCTTCTGCTATAATAAGAATGCCTAGCCTACCTTCTCCACTCGCTTCCATTTTAGGACTGTTACAGTGTTTATATAAACCACATTCTTCACAACTTATTATGTTATTCTTCTTTACTCTTATAGTAGGTTCTTTATAATTTATTTCTAATAATTTATTTTTATCAAAGAATGAACGTGGCATATTCTAATCCATTGTTGATAGTATTTTTATTCCATTACTACTGGAAAATACTAAATTAACTGTTTCCTTTGCAGTTCCTTTTACTGCTATCTTCCTTATATAGAATGAATCAGTATCCTTCAAACAATCTTTCAACATAATAACACTGACTACAAATTCAGCATTATAAGGTATTTCTGCATCTGTAGATTCTTCAAATTTACCATATTCATTATTTGATTTTACTGTAATACCAGTATTAGTAAGTTTCATTGTAATTGCATCATATTTATCTACTTCTTTTGATAAAATAGAAGCTCTATCAATAACTTGTATCAACATATCTGGAATAGCACATTTTACATAATCGCCATCAGTATTTTCTTTTATTACCCTCTCTATTTCATCTTTAGGATATTGAGAAGTATCATATTTTCTAACAGATATAATTGAACCATCATCATCTCTAAAATGAATCCAACCTTTTGTTACAGCATATCCTTTAATATTGTTAAAATTCACCACACTTTTAACCAACTGTGTGTTGATTAGCACTTTATTTATTATTGGAGTACTCAATTTATATTGATAAATTCTAAATCCATCTGTAGAATATACTACATCATCACCAATAAAAATATTTGTATTATTATCATTGAGAATACAAAAATTAAGTGCCTCAAATAAATTATCAGGAATATAAATCCATTCATTACCTTTGGGAATTATCCTTTCTATACTATTTAATTCTAAATCGGCTTTTTTTACTAGCTCATAATTAGCCCTTCCAGCCCTTATATTCCATGATTTCCCAATATCTTTTATTTCAAATTCTTTATCCTGTATCTTATTTATAATACTGAATAATTCCTTTGCTCTTACTGCTCCTTGCAACGGTTCTTCTGTAATAAATTTTTTTGCTATGCTTGTATACCCATTATAAGAATAAATTGTATTATTATCAAACAACAAACAATCCCCACTGGCATATACAGTAGAATCTTGTGTAGTAGCCATCATTGCTATTTTAACAGCATCTTGAAAATTCTTCTTAGATAATTTCATAGTACTATTCCTCCGTATCTATAGTTCTTCTTTTACGTCTTTTATTCTCATGTATTTCATAATCCAAATTTATTTCATGAACAAATTTACTGTCCAATACTGGCTTACATATATCCAAACATTCTAATACAATCACTTGCTCAGTTGTAGCTTTCTCCTCACGTACTACTAACTGATTTACTCGTAATATTCCTTTTTCTATTTCAGAATCCTTTTGATTTAATCCTAATCCACAAGTTATATGTCCTATCTTTCTACTATCTTCTGCACTATCATTTTTTCTTACATCTCTATCAAAAGTAGCTTTATTTGTTTGTGATGCAGTAATAACCAATATATTCCGTTCTTGTGATATTCTTCTTAATCCTTTCCAAATATCATCCAACTGATGACGATATTCAGTTCCTTTATATCGGCTAGGAATAAGCAAATCGGCATAATCAACTACCACAACATCTGGAGTATAACTTGAGTATAACTGTAATACATCCAAATGATTTTCAATATCTTCTACTGTAGAACGGTATGCTGGAATAGATAATATCCTTACTGAACCATTCCTTAGCATTTTCCGCAATTTACTTTGCTGATATTCAATTTTAGTAACATTTACTCCAGTCTTGTGCAATTTTTTGTAAGCTATATCATATTTCAAATTAGCTTCATTTTGTACAAAATAAGGAAATTTTACTGTCATTGGTTCTTTTGTCTGTCCAACAATAGACCTCCAACCTCTTCGTATCATTTGTTTTCTTGTCATTTCCATAGTAAAAAATACTACTTTCAATTCCTTATACATTGCTGCTTCTGCCGAATACCATAACATTTGGCTCTTACCACGCTTTTGTGGCCCAAAGAAACTGACAAAATCACCTCTATGAAATTCACCAGCTAATTCACCCAACGCTCCAGGAAACTTAAAAAGTATTTCATCTTCTTCATTAAATGCATCAGACACTAATGCAGCATCATTCAGTATATCAACTCCACTATCAGATACTGCCGCTGGCTTTTTATATTCAGCTATAAACTTTTCTGCTTGCAATAAATCATTTTTCTGTAAAGACCTTTTTACATTTTCTATCATCACTTCCATTGACCGAGCACTTATATATTGCTCGGCCTGAGTTATATCATATTCAATATTCTCAACAGTCTGTATATACTCATCAGATATATTCTGTAGAAAATCAGCAATTAAATCTGCTATATCATCTTGAATTACATTTACTTTTTCTTTATAAATATCTTCTATTGTTTTATTCGGAGCTTTCTTATAAACATTATAAAATTCTACAATCCATTCACTTATTATTTGAGCATATTTGCTTTTACAATATATTGGATTAAATATTGGAACAATTCTTTTACAAAATTCATCAGAAACTATTAGATTAGTAAGTAATTTTCTTTCGGCACTTAAATCAATAGTCTTCAGTTCCATTACTTATTTCCTATATTGTTTAATAAGTTCTTTTAATATGTCTTCTTCACCAAAAAATTCTTTATCTTCTTTTCCATCAACTACTTTGCTTACTACATTATTCTTTATATTCAGCATTTTAGTTATCTTTTCTTCTATTGTTCCAAAGCCTATAAGATAATAAATATTCACCATTTCAGCATCTTGACCAATTCTATGGATTCTATCTTCTGCTTGTAAATGGTCTGTAGGTGTATAGGTAAATTCTACAAATGCTAATGAATGAGCTGCTGTTAAAGTAATTCCCACACCAGCAGCATTTATCTGTCCAATAAACAATTTTGTTTTTTCATCTTTCTGAAACTTGTCTATGGCTTTTTGTCTATCAAGCTGGTTAGTCCTACCATCAAACTTAACTGCTACATCTTTGAATTTACTATAAATATCATCAATAGCCATAGTATGATAAGCCATAACTACTAATTTTTCATCAGTAGAAATAAAATCACTAATCCACTGAAGCATAGCTTTCCGTTTAGCAAGATATGCTAATTGCCGTAAATGTTCTAATAATTCCCTTTCCTTTATCAAAGTAGTATAATGATTATTCAGCCATTCAGCAAATTCACCTTCTGCGTCTAAATAATTTCTTTTTTCTACTTCTTCAAGTTCCAATGGAATAATAGTTTTTATTTTATCAGGAAGTTCTAATGCTACTTCTTTCTTTGTTCTCCGTAGCATATAAGGCTTTACTAATTCATATAATTCATTTATATGAGATGCACCATTGTATGACCATCCAAAACCATTATAAGTAGGACTGCAAAATTCCTGTAAATATTTGTATCTATTAGGAAATACTTTAGGAGCTATAAGA